GTCAAAATCCGCCCGCAATCCTATCGCTGTACCCATGACCACGTCCTCCCAAGACCTGCCGCCATAGATTCAGACTTTCGGCGCGTTGGGAATCCCCTCCTGAGTCAGCCTTCGCGCCGCTTGGTATAACACCACCCGTGTCTGCTGCTTGGTCCGCCTCATCAAGAATGCGCAGTTTGTATTTGGCTGTGAAATTCCTCCGCTTGGGGATAGCTGTCAGCTCGGATGTGGGTTGAACTGGCGCTGTCACCATGCGGGTTGGCGGTAGCGTGAGTGCTGTATCGTCAGACACAATATCGTCAGAAAGCGGTGTCTTCGAAGGCATAACCATGGGTACGTTCTCCTACACCCTCAAGTGTAAACTTCAGCCACTCAATTGTCTCACTCTTATTGGCACGGAGGGCGGGGTTCATGCACATTGATCTGGGGCCTGCGCGCAGCTGGGGTGAAAAGTTCCCGGTCCGCGCGACCGCCTTTGCAGCCGAGACGCCGCCCGCGAGCGGCTTCACGCGGATGCCTTTTGCCAGCGCCACGCTGGGTGCAGAGCAGCCGCTGCTGAACAGCGAGCTTCTGGGCTATGGCCGCGATCCACTGGCACCGATCAAGGATGCGGTGACGGCGGACGGCAATGTCATCGTGCCGATTGATGCACAGGGCTTCGGCGTCTGGCTCAAGGCGGCCTTCGGCCAACCCACGACAACCGGCACTGCCGCGCCCTATACCCATGAATTCCGCTCGGGCGGTTGGACGTTGCCCTCGATGTCGATCGAGACCGGCATGCCGGAGATTCCGCGCTTTGCGATGTATTCGGGCTGCGTGCTCGACACGCTGTCCTGGCAGATGCAGCGCTCGGGGCTGCTGACGGCAACCGCGAGCCTGGTTGCGCAAGGCGAAAGCATCGCTGGCGCATCTGCTGCGGGCACGCTGACCGAACTGGGGCTGCAGCGGTTCGGGCATTTCAACGGGGCAATCACGCGCAACGGCAGCAGCTTGGGCAACATCGTCTCGGCCGAGATCACCTATGCCAACGCCCTCGACCGGGTGGAAACCATCCGCTCGGACGGGCGGATCGACGGCGCGGACCCGTCCATCGCGGCGCTCACCGGCCGGATCGAGGTGCGCTTTGCCGATCAGGTGCTGGTCGATCAGGCGATCAACGGCGATCCCTGCGCGCTGAGTTTCGGCTATGCGCTGCCCTCGGGCGAAAGCCTGACGCTGACCGCCCATGCCGTCTATCTGCCACGCCCGCGCATTGAGATCGCGGGGCCCCAGGGCGTGCAGGCCACCTTCGACTGGCAGGCCGCCCGCGACGCGATCTTGGGCCGGATGTGCACCGTGACCCTCATCAACGCCATCGAGGAGTATTGATCATGCTGCGCCTGAACCTCGCCCGCGAGCCGCACTGGCTTGCCCTTTGTCTAGGCGTGCGCGTCCGGGTCGAACCGCTGACCACCGCGCTGATGGTCGCGGCGCGCAGCGATCCATCCGTGCGCACTCTGCCCGATGGCACCAGCGACGACGAGATCGCAGTGATCTTCGGCAAGGCGCTGGCCGAACGCGCCATTCTCGATTGGGAAGGGGTCGGCGATACTGACGGCACACCAGTGGCAGTGACGCCTGAAGGCATCGCTGCCCTCCTCGATATCTGGCCGATCTTCGAGCGCTTCCAGATGGGCTACGTCGCCAAGGGTCTGGAGCTGGACGCAGAAAAAAACGTCTCCGCGCCCTCGCCGATTGGGTCTACGGCGGGGGCGAAGGTTACTGCGCAGCCTGTGCGCAAAGCTGCGAAGGCTGCCCGCAAGTCCTGAACGCGCCGCGCACGCATGAGGGCTGGCAGGTCTGGGATCTGGCCGGACGGCTCGGCGGCCAGATCCGCGCCGTGCCCGGCGTCGTGCTCGGCTGGGATATGAGCGCGGCACTGGCCATGGCCGACGCACTGGGCGTGGATCGCAGCGCTGCCGCCGAACTCCTCCCCGTCCTTGAGGCGGTGATGGTGCGCAAACTCAATGACCAGATGGAGACGCAGCTGGGAGGACCCTCATGACCGAGAAACGCGTTTCTGTCCGCCTGTCCGCCACCGGGGGGCGGCAAGTGAAGGCCGAGCTGGAAGGCGTTGGCGAGGCCGGTGCGCGCGGCTTTGGCCGGTTGTCGCGCGAGATGGAAATGGCGAATGCGCGGCTTGCAGCATTTGCGCGGCGCGCGCGGGTGGCGATGGTGGCGGCGGCGGCCGCGATTGCGGCGGCGGCCACGGCTATGATCCGCTCGGGGCTTCAGACCGTCGACGCGCAGGCCAAGCTCGCGGCCTCGCTCGACACGACGGTCGAGAGCATTCAGGTGCTGACGCGCGCGGGCGATCTCGCGGGCGTGTCGATGGGGCAGATCGAGCAGGCCACGATGCAGCTGACCCGGCGGCTGAGCCAGGCCGCTGCCGGGACCGGTCCTGCGGTCGATGCGCTCGACCGGCTGCGCTTGTCCGCTGCCGAGCTGCAGGCACTGCCGCTCGATCAGCGCATCGCGCTCATTCAGGACCGGCTGGCCGAGTTCGTGCCCGATGCCGAGCGCGCGGCGGTGGCCTCGCAGCTCTTCGGGGATCGCGCCGCGCTGATGTTCACGCGGATCGACACCGCGACGTTGCGCCAGGCGACGCAGGATGTGCGGGATTTCGGGGTTGTGGTGTCCGATCAGGACGCAGCGCAGATCGAGCGCACCAACGATGCGATCTCGCGGCTTGGCTTGGTTTGGTCCGGGCTGTCAAACCAGCTCGCGGTTGCCGCGGCCCCGGCACTGGAGGGCGTGGCCAATGCCATGGCGGCGGTGGCGCGCACCACCGGGCCGCTGGGTATCGCCATCGGGGCGCTTTTCGACAACCTTGGGCGGCTCACGGCCTATGCAACCGGCATCGCCGCATTGCTGGCCGGGCGGTTCGTAGCAGCCAAGATCGCAGCCGCCGTGTCAGTGCAGGGCCTCGCCATGGCGCTGGTCATCCTGCGCGGCGCGCTCTTGCGCCTGCCGTTCATCGGCCTGATCGTGGCGGCGGGCGAGCTGATCCACTGGTTCGCTCGATTGGTGCGCGGCGCGGGCGGGTTTGGCGCCGCGCTGTCGCTGCTGGGCGATCTTGCCAGCGAGGTCTGGCAGCGCATGCAGCTTGGCGCTGTTGCGATGGGGCTTTCGATCATGGCCAGCTGGGCCCGGATCAAGGCCGCCATCGCCGAGGCGCTGCAGGCCTCACTCGTCGCCGTGATCGGCTTTGGCAATGCCGTGCTGAACACGTTTCAGGGCGCGTTCGAGGCCATCAAGGTGCTCTGGGGCGCGCTGCCCGGCACGATCGGGGATTTCACCTTCCAGGCCGCGAATGCGCTGATCGCGGGCGTCGAGGCGATGCTGAACGGCGTCGGCCAGCGCATCAACGGGTTTCTGGAGGGGATCAACGCCGGGCTCGAGACGCTGGGTGTGGAGCGCCGCATCTCGCTGATCGGCAATCTGGAGCTTGGCCGGGTCGACAACCCGTTCGCAGGCTCCGCGACCGAGGCAGGTGCGCAAGCCCGCGCGGCGTTTCAGGCGGCGTTCACGTCCGAGCCGATTGCACTGCCCGATCTCGGGCTGGGCCAATATGCTACTGAGGCCCGCGCCGAGGCCGAGGCCCTGCGCGCGACCATGGCCGGTGTGGTCGGGGCTGCGACGGCTCCGCTCGCGTCGGTTGCGGCACTTCGGGAGGCCGTCACTGCAAGCGGGCTGGCGGCGGAGGCAGGGCTGAATGGCGCGCGTGCGGCTGCTGAGGCTCTGGAAGATACGCTGGAGGCCACAGAAGAGGCAGCAGGCGGCGCGGGCGGAGCCGGTCGGAGCGCTGGCGAAGCGCTGCGTGACGGCGCAGATACCGCGCGCACTGCTTGGGAGGCGACCACGGAAGCGTTGCGGGCAGCTCAAGAACGCTCGCGCGAGATCGCCGAAGGTCTGGCGCAGGACATCACCGGCCCCATCAAGGAGGCGCTCAAATCCGGCGAATTCACCTGGGAGACCTTTGCGGGCGCGGTTTCGCGCATTGCCCAGAACCTCGCGAGCCGGCTGATCGATCTGGCCTTCAAGCCGATCGAGAATGCGCTGATCAATGCCTTCTCTGGCGGCGGAAGTGGCGGCGGGTTCCTCGCGAGCCTGTTCGGTTTTGCGAAGGGTGGTGTCTTTGCCGGTGGCCAGGAACTGACCGCCTTCGCCCGGGGCGGCGTCGTCAACCGGCCCATGGTGTTTCCATTCTCGCGCGGCATCGGGCTGATGGGCGAGGCCGGGCCAGAGGCGATCCTGCCCCTGCGCCGCGGCCGCGACGGGCGGCTGGGGGTCGAGATGAATGGTGCGGCCAGCCTGTCATCGGCCACCGACATGTCGACCCGCATCATCAACGTCCTCGACCCCTCGGTGGTCGGCGACTATCTCGCCACACCCTCGGGCGAGCGCGCGATCCTGAACGTCATCCGCCGCAACCGGAGTGCCATGAATGCCTGAAGTGGGAGATACGCCACCGCTCTGGCCCTTCCCGGCAGCGCAGGAAATCACTGAGGTGCTGGAATGGCGCACCGACGTGCTGCAGTCGCGCGCCGGCGAACAGCGCATCGCGCTTCGGCCCCGCCCGCGCGAGATCGTCACGTTTCGCCACCGGCTGGATGCGTTGGGCATGGCGCGGGCCGCGGAACTGGTGCGGGCGAGCTTTGCGGGGGAATGGCGGGTGCCGCTGTGGCACATGGCGCTCCAGCCTGCCGCTGATCTGGTAGCGGGGATGACGCAGATCCCTCTGGACACGGCAGTCTCGGATTTTAGGGCAGTAGGGCTGGCCGGGATCGCTGTAGACGGCGGCGCGGTCGGGTTGGTGGAGATCGCAGCCGTGGAGGCCGACAGGCTGATCCTGGCAGCGCCTTTGGATATGGGGCTGCCCGATCTGCACCTGCCCGATCAGGCGGTATCGGCCCGCCGGATCACAATCATGCCGATCCGCCCAGGTCTGCTGACCTCGGCTGTGCAGATCACGCGGCGCAGGCAGGGCGATGGCACGGTGACGGCCAGCTTTTTACTGCGCGGCGCCCCCGACCTCGCGGCTCCGACGCTGCCGACCTATCTGAATCGGCGTGTCCAGACAGACCCAAGCCTTGTGCGTGGGCCGCTGAGCGCCAGCCTGCGCCGCGCGGTCGAGTATGTCGACAACGGCTTCGGGCCCGTAATGGTTGAACCGATGCGCGATGTGTTCGAGCGCGGCGAGGCGATCACACTGAAGGCCCGGGGCCCCGCCGCAAGAGACGCCCTGCGCCGCTGGCTATGGTCGCTGCGCGGACGCCAGGCCAGCTTCTGGCTGCCGACATGGGGGCGTGAGCTGCAGTTGCGCGCAGCGATGACCTCGGGCTCGGTGATCATGCGTGTGGCGCCGATCGCGCCGCTCACATCCTATGTCGGCCGCCGTATCATGTTCGAGATGACTGGTGCGATGCGGTTCCGCTCTATCACCGCCGCCATTGCAGACGGACTGGACCATCGGCTGACAATTTCCTCAAACCTTGGCGAACCAGTGCCAGTCGGCGCGAAGGTGTATTTTCTGAACGCAGTGCGCGCCGACGCCGACCGGGTGGAGATCCAGCACGGGGCAGTCGCAAGCGAACTGACCCTGCCGGTTATCGAGGTTCCACAATGACCTATGACACCATCGAGGTCTCCACCGCCGAGGGCCGCCCGTACTTTCTCTACCAGTTCGTCGAGGGCGATCAGGTCTGGCGTTTCACCAGCCGGGCCGAGGACTGGATCAGCGCCAGCAGCGGCGGGGATACGATCACTTGGGACCCTGCCGCCGTGGCGCATGGCAATGTGGTGCAGACCAGCGAGATCGAGCGCGGGCGGCTGGAACTGACCTGGCCGCTCTCGCATCCCTTTGCGCGGCGGTTTCTGGCGCCGATGGGCAACACGCCCGTGACGCTGACGATCTTTCGCGGTCATGAGCAGGTGCTGGGCGAGACAGTGGCCCATTGGAAGGGCCGCGTGGTGGGGGCCGAGGTCGAGGGTCAGCGGATCATCCTGAATTGCGAATCCGTGTTCAGCACGCTGCGCCGCGCAGGCGTGCGGGCCAAGTACCAGCGCCTGTGCCGCCATGCGCTTTACGGGCGGGGCTGCGGGCTCGACATCGCGCTTTCCTGGCTGACAGGTACAGTAACAGCCACCGCAAATGGTGGATCCATGGTGACAATTCCCGAGGCGGCCAGTGAACCGAACGGCTGGTATCGCGGTGGGGTGCTGCGGTTCGGGGCGCAACTGGGCTTCATCACGGGCCATACAGCCGCCGCCATAACGCTCTCGCGCCCGATGCCAGAACTGGCCGCAGCGCTCACCATGCCGGAATTCGACCCGGATACGGGCGACCCGCTTCCAGTCCTCGCCGACATCGCCCCAGGTTGCGATCTGCGCGCCACTACCTGTGCGGCGAAGTTCGGCAATCTTCTGAACTTCGGGGGCTTTCCTGAAATCCCCGGCCGCAACCCCTTCGGCGGCGGCCCATAGCCGCACCAAACACCCTTAAAGCCCGACCCGAACTCGTCCTCGTGGCGGGTTTTTTCGTTTCTGGAGGACGTCATGACAACGACATTCTACGACCATTGGCGCGACGTGCCGCAGGGCACCTGGCGTTGGCCCAACTTCTCGCCCGCTGAGATAGCCTGCCGTGGCACTGGCAAGCTACTGATAAACGTTGCCGCGCTCGATAAGCTTCAGGCACTACGCGACCGGCTCGGCAAGCCGCTGGTCTTGCGCTCAGCCTATCGTAGTCCAGAGCATAATCGTGCTGTGAGAGGTGCCCCGCAATCGAAGCACATGGATGGTGCCGCCTTTGACATTGCCATGTCGAACCACGATCCGGTGGCGTTCGAGGCCGCAGCGCGCGCTGTCGGCTTCCTCGGCTTCGGGTTCTATCCGCGGTCGGGCTTCATTCATGTTGATCTGGGCCCTGCGCGCGAGTGGGGCCAGCGTTTCCCGGTCAGGGCGAGCGCCTTCGCCAAGGAAAAGCCCTACGCCCGTGAGGTGCTCGCAGGAAGCCGCACCATGAAGGGTGGCGGGGCGGCCGGGGTGGCAACCTTGGGCGCTGCAGGCGTCGAGGTGGCGCAGGACATCCTCGCTGAGACCCAATCCGCCGTCCTGCCGCTGGTGCCATACCTCGACACACTCTGTTGGGTATTCATCGCCCTGGCACTCTTGGGCATTGCTGTCACGATCTATGCCCGCCTTGATGACTGGCGTCGGGGGCAGCGATGATCGCCAGCATTCTCGGAGGGATCGTCGCCAGCCCGTGGATGCGGGCGGCGCTGCGCTACGGTGCTATCACGCTGACGGTGCTCCTGTTCCTGCTTGCGCTTCGGCGCTCAGGCGAACGTGTCGGACGGATGGCAGAGCGCCTCGAAATCACAGAGAAGGCCAAATGATGTCCAACGCAAGATGCTCGACGCAGCAGCTCGCCGTCCTCGTGATCGCAACGAGCTTGCTGACCGGCTGCGCGACGGACGGTTCTGAGCCCGGCATCCCAACTGCCTGTCCGTCCGTCGTTGAGTACAGCCGGGAGTTCCAAGCGCGGTCGGCGGAGGAACTGCAGCTCCTGCCAGTGGGTTCGGCGATCTCTGAAATGCTGGCCGACTACGCCGTGATGCGAGAACAGGGGCGGGTGTGCTTCAATCGGGGTCGGTGACGCGCGGCACGCCAGCACGCAATCCATTGAATGACGAAGCTCTTCAGAACTGGCGCGCGACAAGTGCGTTCTGGAGCTTTGCCGTAACGGTGGAGTTGGTAACAGTTGGCTTCAGCCCAGAAATCGGAGCGCCTTCCAGCCGACCTTCCCGTTCTTCGCCTTGAGCAGTACAGCTCGCACGGTTCGTTCCTCGACCTCGCCGTCGCCGATTTCCTTCGCCAGATCGGGGGGGATAAAAACGTCACCTCGAGGATTGCGAAGGAAGGCGAAGCTGTTTCCTTCGTGCCTCTCGATCCGGCCTGTTACGTCCTCGCAGAACCCCGGGATCACTTCGGCCTCCGCCCGCCTCCAGTCAGTCGGCTTCTCGGCCGGACCGGTCCTTCCGATCTCGATGATAGTGCCCGGCTCGACCTCGGCGATTCCCGGGAAGCGCCCGTGGGGCATCGGAGATCCACTCTCCACGCCAGTCGCGACATAGGTGAGGGCCTTCTTCTCGTTGATGTGCTCGACGACGCCGAGGGAGTAAACCACAGGCCTCGCGTCAAGCTCTGCGATCAGTTTTCTTGCCGCGCTTGCGGCCTTCGGCGGAGGCTTCGGCCGATCCGTTGCGATCTCGCGCGAATACCAATCGCTCTGCAGCAGCCGCGATAGCTCCGCCGGAGTCCTGAAGCTATGCTCTTCGCGATAGTCCGCTGCTAGGTGTGCCTGAAAAGCCGCCTCGTCGAACCTCTCCTGCGCTGCCAGAAGCTCGGCCAGCCGAATCCGGACGCGCGCGACCTCCTGCTCTTCCCGCGCCAGTTCCGTGGCATGGACGTAGCACACCACGGCCTGCCCGGGCTGCGTCTTTTCGAGTATCTCGCCGAGCAGGGCCCAAGGCCAGGCGGCTCTCGACTGCCTTCGCAGTATCGGTACGAGACGACGCACCGCGTCCTCAAGCCGATCCTCGCTCAGGTCGATCTTGCTCTGGTAGTAATTGAGCCACTGGTCGGTCGGATCTTCTGCAAGCGCTTGTGCGAGGATCGACAGCCCCCAACGGACCGGATCGGAGTCCCGGCGCCCCTCAGCCGCCGCGGATGCAGCCTCCCGAGCAACCGCACTTGCGAACCGCTGCCGCAGGCTGTCGACCCGCCTGCCGTCGTCGGTAACGAAGGGCGCTTGGTCCTCGGCCGGGAAACCGTCGATGCCGGCCCATTGCGCGAAAGCGAGAAAATCCGGCCAATGGCGGGAGACCTTTCCGGCAAGGCGCAGCATCTGGGAGAAGGCTGTATCGCCACGGAGGGGAGCGGCCATCTGCGAGAATTCTCGCATATAAGGCGAGATACGGCTGGCCATCGCGGGATCGGAGAGTCGCTTCCGCTCGTGGTCCTCCACGATCTGTTTGGCCTGATCGTAGAGCACCCAAGCATAGGCCCGCAAAAACCAGAGGTCGTCCTCACGTCCCGTGAGGCTTGCGCGAGCTGCTTCCAGCGCCTCTGCGGATTTGCCTGCACGACGAAGCCCGAAGATCTCCCTTGAATCCATCGTCCTAATTCTTCAACCGCTTCATGAACCGCTGAACCTCGCTGTACAGCCCACCGCTCCCGCCTGGTCCCCCGACCTCCTGTGCTGCCGTCCAGGTCTTGGAGCCGTCGTAGGTGAAGTCGATGTCGCCTTGCCGAGAACCATCCGCAAAGGAAACGCGTAGCCGATACGGCATCAGCTTGAAGGATGTGCGGCTGATCTCACCCCCCTCGAGCGACGCGTCGAGGCGTTTCAAGAACTCCGCCACAAACTCGTCCGGTTCTTCCCGCTCACCAGTATCCTCCAGCGCGTCGAAGGCGGACAGGGCTCCGGCAAGGAGGCTCTCGTCCGACCGCGTTCCGGGCGTGGGTCCAAAGCGGCGGACAAGGTTCTTGCCGTTGTAGTAGTACTGGAGTTCCGCCGTTACCCCGTCCCGGACCAAGGTGTAGCGCTCACAGTATTCGAGATGCCTCAGACTCGCGACATCGATGCCAAGCGCGGACCAGCGTTCGCGAAGCTGTCGATGCCGCGGAAGCAGTCTCGCCGTGGCGGGCGAGAAGGAAAACCGGTCCCAATCGGGATCGAGTTTCGCGGCCTCCGCATCGTCAGCGCAGACAACCTCCTCGTCGCCATCGGTCTTGCCCCACATATCCGCCGAAATCACGTCGAATTCTGGCGGATCGACGACGTACAGTCGGCGTTTGGCGCGGGTTAGGGCGGTATAAGCCCAACGGAAGAAGGCGCGGTTCCGGACGCCCCCACCGCCGGCGAAGTCCACCAGCACGTCGTCCCACTCGCCTCCTTGCGCCTTGTGGCACGTCATTGCATAGCCGTATTTGACCTGTACTGCGTTGAAGTACGGGTCCGCTCTGAGATGCTTGGCGAATTCTTTGGACTTCGGCTTCAGCTGCGGGTTGCGCTGACGGAAGTGGACGAGGAGCGCACGTTGTTCGAGGGGCGTTAGTTCCCGGCCTGGCGAGTCGAGAAGGTTCTCGAGTACGAAACAGCGCTTTCTCACAACGGTCCCGTCGGCCTCTCTGTAGGCGACGGTCGCGTCGCGGAAGCATAGTTCGACGATGCCTCCGCCTCTGAGCGATACAGAGGCGCGTTCGCTGGTCGGCGCCACGTCCAGCACTTTCACAAGATCGCCGTTGCGCAGGTCGACCGAGTAAGCGTTGCGGTTCACGAGCAGGATGTCGTCGACCTGCACGGGGCATGCCGCGTTGCCCCAGAGCCGCTCGCGGATGCCGCGATTGTATTCCAGCGCCGTGGCATTAGACCGTACAACGACTACGCTCGAGCCGCGTGACCGCACACTCCGCTCAAGGACGTCGAACGCGACCTCGGACTCGATCCGGACGATCTCCTCGCCATCCGGATCCAACGAGAAGGCGTTGAAGACGTCGGCTGCGATCGCCTTCCGTATCGCTGTAGCGCGCTCTAGGATTGCACTGCCCTCGCGTTGGCGCATCACCTTGCCGAGCTCGAAGGTGGACACGGTTAGCCCGAACTCGGCTTCGAGACGCTGAGGTGACAGGGCCGGCGATTCTTCTTCTCCGACCGGAGGCAGCTGAGCGGGATCGCCCACGAAGAGCAGCTTGACGAGCCGATCATCGGAGCCCGCTCTGCGCCGCAATCGCGCGAAGGTCACGATGTCCTTAAGAAGACGTCCGGACCCGAATCGGATCACGTCGCCGTGAGACTCCCGGTCGCCAACCATAGACGCCTCGTCGACAACGAGAACTGACATGGCCGGCTCGTCCTCCGTGAGGGGAAAGAACCACCGCAGGCCGGGGTCATTCGGGGCCTCCGCGTCCTCGTTCACTTCAAGCCGGTCGAGCGCATATATGATGCTGTGGATCGTCTTGGCTCCCACATCCATCCCGGTGGCCTGCGCAACTTTGTTCCCGAGGATCCTAGCTGCGCGTCCCGTCGGCGCCGCTAGCGTGCAGGAGAGCTTCATATCCGCGACGATCTCGACGAGCCTCCCGATCATCGTCGTCTTGCCGGTTCCGGCGCTTCCTGCGAGGACGAAAACGTCGGCGGCATCGTCTTTGAGGAACTGTCGGACTGCTTCGACGGCTTTGGATTGTTCCAGTGTGAGTTCGATTTGCATTTGTGCTGCCTACAAGATGAGACTAAGGCGCGCACGCCTGCTCCTCCGACACTGACGTGGGCAAGTGTAAGATGCAATGAAGTTTTTGGAGGTTTCCGAGGAGCTTCGGTTGAAGAAAGAGGCGAGGATTTCCGCGTTCTGACTTCCAGAGGAGATCCGCTGCCGGCAAGCAACACCGAGATGTGCGTGACGTTGACCTGCCCTAACCCAAACGAAAGCGGCTCGAGGAGTCTGGCACAAGCGCTGGAAAAACGAGGCCGTCGGGCTCTCGATGACACTGTTTGGCGGCTCGAAGTGCGTGACCAAGGACTTTTCCGTGACTGCGGTCCCCCGAATCGATATCCGCTTGTTCTGCTGGCATCATCCGGTAATACTGATGCCAAACTGAAGACCACTTTTGGAATCTCGGCTGTGGCAGTTCAATCATGCTGGGCAAATTGAGGGCATAGCTATAGCAAGCATATATGGAAACGGCGAAGATGCGTTCAGGATCGGATTGAATAAAACCACGATCAAGCCGACAGACGCCGAGCTCGATTGCGATTTTGAAAAGTCTGCCGATCGCCATCGGGGACATGCGGTCCTACTCGCTCTCGGTGCTGCGGCTCTATTAGCCTGGGCACTGAGTGCGGGCGAGGAGACGAACGGCTTCGCTGTCGGGCTCATCGGGGCACTCCTTTTGCTTTTCATTGGCGCGCTGAAAGGCCGCAAGGCGCAGGAAAGCCGGACCAAGTGCGAAGAGTACAGGGCGCGTCGCAGGAAACTCGAGAGCCTGTGCGACGAGGAGGATCCGAGAACGATTGATCGCGGAATCCGGGATCTTCGTGAGACAAAGCTTGCTCCGCATCTGAGGCAGCTCGTCGAGATCTGGATGCCGGCGATCGAGAAGAGATTGGAAGAAGCGCGACGGTTCAGGGAACTCGAGTGGAATCGTCTGGAGAAAATTCGCCGGCGCAAAGCAGTTTCAAAAGCTACGGCCGAGATGCGGGAGATGGCGAAAGCGAGGATTGCCCAGTCACGCAAGGCGCATCCTGTCCTTGCCGCGCGCGACGCAGCCATTCAGCGGCTTGCGCGGGTCAAGGCCCGCAGGGTTCAGCTCGAAGTCGATGTCGACGAGATGCTAAAAGGCAAGTCTTGGTGGACTCAGCTCAACTACGACTATCCTGACTACAACCAGATGGACAAAGAAATCCGCGATCTGGAGTGGGACGTCAAACTTTTCCTGTCGCGCAATACAAAGATCATTCGGGAGGCCGAAGAAAAACTCGACGCCGCGGCCGGGCGCATCGACAAGAGGCTCCGGCGGATCGAGGAAACCGTCATTGGCGCCATTCCGGATAGGAGGCAGGAACCCTTTGACGGGGACACCATCGCACGGGACGCGCTTATCCTGTCGGCGCTGTCGATTCCTGTCTCCGCTTGGCAGGACATCTCACAAGCCGGCGAGGTCTATGACGCGCTGCGCTCAGTCAATGGCAATTTCGAGGGCATGAGCGACAGCGAAATTTGGCTTCAAACGCTTGCCATGGAGCCCGAGAGCCTTGCAGGCCTCGCGTCACTCACAAAGGGCGCGCTTTTCGAGGCGCATGTCGCAGAGAGCACCGGGGGCACGCTCCACGAACACTTCAATACGCCGGATACCGACATCACGATTGATGGGATGGAGTTCCAGGTGAAGGCGACGGACAGCGCAGGCTACATCGAAAGCGTCGATCCTGACATCCCGGTCATCGCGACCAGCGAAGTCGCCGTGGAGACCGGCGCCATCGACGGCGGCATGACAAATGCCGACCTAGACAGCGCCACGGTTCTCGCCCTAGGCGGATCCGTTGTCGACTTCCCCGACACGGCGATGGACGCGGTGATCGGTGGCCTCAGCGGTCTAGGTATCTTTGCCACTCTCCGGGGCATCAATCACGCGATCGATCGCAATCGTGAAGGCGTCGACAAGGCCGAGGCGATTGAGGAAGGCATCGGCGTCGCTGTAACCGGGACCATGAAGGCGACCGTGGATTTAGCCGAGATGGGTTACAAGGTCGCTACGTCGCGTCCGAGCCGCTTCTTGGGACGTCAGGTTGTTAAGGTCGGACAGGGGATCGGCCGACGGATTGATGCGGCAGAGGAACGTGCGCGCCAGAAAGAAGAAGCCGAGAAAAAGCATACTTGACTGCCGGCCGAGGGCGGCACCACGGAATGTCGCGTTCCGCACAACTCAGATTAGCAGCGGCAGGAGAGGATCAGCGCCGCGCTTACGAAGAAGAAGGCCGTTTCGCGGCCTGTTGATTAAGCCAGATGGTTTTCCTAAACCTGAATGCCTCTTGAAAACAAAGACCTAAGGTGGAGAAGGTTCGATGTCAGTCTCGTTCCCTCCGCCACTTACACTTGCCGAAACCGATGATGGGCCCTTATGGGGCCCTTTTTTGTTTTTGTTTCAAAGGGGTTTAGCAATTGCGACCGCCCTTCAGAGACTGGCCAAATGCGCAAAATTGGTCTCTGAACCCGCGTTGTCTCTAACCGACCGCCCTAGGTCTTCAGGAGGGCGCATTCAAAAAAATTTTCAATTTCAGTGTGTTGGCGTTTTTGGTCGAACGCCCTTTTCGAAAGTGCAACTGATAGCGCAATTCGTCGCGAATCCAGGGGACGGCAGAAGGGCGGTCGATATAGGCGGAGCGGTTATTCGCTGGGGGTGAAGGGGGACACTGCACTAACCGCAAAAGCAGACTTCTGGCGCTTTGTTCATTTTAGAGTTGCCAGCTTGACCGGACATCAATGACACCGGCGCGCTAAGCTGGGGCCGTTTTACCTGCACTTGCGTTTTGCGCGATTTCTTTAGCTTGCTCGCGCAAAACGAATTTCTGGATCTTGCCGGTGGATGTGCGGGGTATTGGCATAAAAACGAAATATCCCGGCACTTTGTACGGGGCAAGCTGATCCTTGCACCAAGCGCGCAAGTTCGCGGCGTTTACAGATTTTCCTGCTACCAACTCCACAAATGCACAAGGCGTTTCGCCCCATTTGTCGTGGGGCATGGCGACCACTGCTGCAATCTCGACCGCGGGATGGCGATACAGCGCCTCTTCCACCTCGATCGACGAAATATTCTCACCGCCGGAGATGATGATGTCCTTTGATCGGTCCTTGAGTTGGATATAGCCGTCGGGATGTCGCACGCCCAGATCGCCGGAATGGAACCAGCCGCCCGCGAAGGCCTCTTGAGTAGCTTTGGGGTTGCGGAAATAGCCCTTCATAACGACATTGCCCCGAAACATCACCTCGCCCATCGTTTTGCCATCACGCGGCACGGGTTGCATGGTTTTGGGGTCCAACACTTCGAGACCTTCAAGCGGCAGATAGCGCACGCCCTGACGCGATTTCAGCGCGGCCTGTGCGGCGGCG